CGGTTACCTCTATCAAAACAGAATGTATACCGACCTGTTTATAATCAAGGCGAAGCTGGCCGGTATAGCAATGAATGTTGAAAAAAATGACACGGCTGGTGGAACTGGAGGTCCAAGTTCTGGTGGAAATGGAGGTTCAGGTTCTGGTGGAACTGGAGGTTCAGGTTCTGATGAAACTGGAGAACAAAGTTAATTCGAAGTCGAGGAAAATGGTAAGGAGGGATAATTGATGTCTCTATACGCAGTGAAGGCGAATAAACAGTACAAAATTGCAGATGACGAAAAGCAGAAATATATCAACCTTGGATTCAAGATTGCCAAACTAGAAAATGGCAAGCTTGTATTCGAAAAGGAGGAAACGCCGGAGTCGAAAGAAATAATAAAGCTGCAAACAAAGATAAAAGAGCTTGAAGCTGAGTTGAAAAAGGCAAAGGAAGAATCAAAATCTAAGGGAGAGGGCAAAAAGGGAGAGGGCAAATAAGCTCTCTCCTATTTCTAAGATAGGGGGGTGAGCTTTGTGGCATATGCAACAAGCGATACATTGAGTGAAGAGGTATTAGAACTTGCTAGCAACAAAATTGATGAACTCACTTTTAACAGGATACGGGCCATTGGATTTGAGAATCTCACCGAGTTTCAGAAAAGTATGATAAAAAAAGCCACCCTACTACAGGCACAGTATTACGAAGACTACGGTACTGACGCGGAAAGTTTGAGTGGCTTTAGTGTTTCAGGCTTAAGCATGAGTTTTGACAATAATAGTTCTACTCCGACTGGTGTTAGCTCAGCTGCATATATGCTTTTGAAGCAAACCGGGCTAATGAATAGGGTGGTGTGATATGCTGCCGGACAAATTGCCAAAACTCCCCAAAAAACTATTCAATCAAGAATGGACTATATCGATTGACCAAAATGGAATCAGTGAGGATGGTGAACCATTAACTGCAGCAACAGTTACGGCTAAATGTTGGTTTAGCGGCAAAGCGCACCAGGTTATGAACGCAGAGAAGCAAATTATCCGGCTTGAAGGTGTATTAATTGCATTGGGTGATTTATTTCCCGAGTTGCAATCAATAGCATCAGGCACAGCCCGAAAAGGCGAAAAGCAGTACAAAATATACCGGTGCGAAAGGCCTCTTAATCCGGATGGTACCGTGTATGCTACAGTATTGGAGTTGATGTAAATGAAGGTCAAGGTGAAAATGAATAAGAGTGTGCTGCAGAAACTTTCCAATGCGCAAATTACGGCTTTGGAACAGACGGCAGAAGCAGTTAAAACTGATGTAATTGCAAGTCAGGTAATGCCTTTTGATACCGGTACCATGCAGAACGATTCAACAAGCATTGATACGTCAAAGTCAAAACAAGGTGAAGTTGCTATAAGCGTAGATACACCATATGCAAGGAGGCTGTATTTTCATCCTGAATACAACTTCCGGCAAGATAAAAACCCAAACGCAAAAGGTAGATGGTTTGATGACTGGATAGATGGAGATAAAAAAGATTTTGCGATTAAAGCATTCAAGAAAATATACAAAAGGCTGACAGGGGTGTGATGGTGGTGACATTGAAGGAAATTCGTGATTGGCTTAAACCGCAGATTGATGACATTACTGCAGCTTATATAGGCAGGATTGATGCATCACAAGAAAAAGTAATCTGTATCTATGGGCGACCATCATCCTCCGGAACAATAGCAATAGGTGGGCTTCAAAACACCTCGTCAGCAGTCAAAAGCATCAGCATCTTGGTCCAATGGTCTAAAAATTGCGATATAGCAGAACGGAAGGCACGAAGCATATATGATATTTTTCATGGCGCTCGTGCTGTTATAGGCACGAAAGAGTGCTTTTTTCAAATGAAAAATGATGAACCGATACTTGTAGGAACAAATGAGAATGACATATACGAGTATGTAATCGATTTAGACATTATTTATAAGAAAGGATGATGAATATGAATATGAATAAAAGCGGAGTAAATCCTGTTTACGAAACAACATTTGGCGTAAATCCAAACGGCAGAGAAGGAGTGGAAAGTGTAATTGTTAAAGATACTGAATCTCTTTCTATTAGTATAGATGGAAACGTTGAAGAATGGAACCCATTGGATGCTGGCGGCTGGACTCGTAGGTTGATGACAGCAAAGAGCATCAGCATTCAATTGAGCAGCAAGAGAAATTATGGTGACCCTGGCAATGATTATGTTGCATCTCTTGCATGGAAGACGGGGCAAGACTGTAACAGCGTGTTCACTATCAACTTCCCTAACGGCGATAAACTGGTGTTCGATTGCGTGATTAACGTAACTTCACTTGGTGGAGAATCTACGGCTACCGATACATTGGAGTGGGAAGTATTAAGCGACGGAAAACCACAATACATTGAGCATTCAGGTTCCTAAAAGAGGGGCATAACAGCCCCTTAAAATTTTATTGGAGGGATTTGTATGTCGAGAATGATAGATATTAGGTCAAAAATAACAAACCAATTGCCGGTAATACAAATAACAGACGAGATTGTTGTTACTGTAAATAACAGAAAAAGCAATATATTGAAGGTGCAAGCGTTTGTAATAGAGCAAGAAAAACAGGCAGAAAAGAATAGAAATGAGTTTGATGAAGTCAAATTTATGAATGATGTACTTACAATGCTTATCGGAGAAAAAAACGCAAAGGCTATTGAAGATTTGGATCTTCCGCTTCCTGATTATAAAACTGTATATGAGGAAATTATGAAGGCTGCTACAGGAGAGCAGGAAGGTAATCGATTTCAAAAGTGAAGCTTACTATGACCTATTTGAGGATTGGGAGCTTATAGAAGCAAGTTTCCTTAAACAATATAACATCAGACTCCGTCAGGATGATGATATGACCTGGCCGGAGTTTTGTTCTTTGTTGTCCGGTATTATGCCTGACACTCCCTTGGGTATGGTGGTTGCTATTCGAGCAGAAAGAAACCCAAAAGTTATCATGAACTTCACGCCAGAACAAAAACGAATCAGAAACGAGTGGATAAGAAGGAGAGCTCAGAAGCTAAAGGAAGACCCAGAGAAATATAAAGAATTCTGGGCAAACTTCCAAGCTTGGGCAAAAGCAGCCTTCAAGAAAGGAGGCGCTCATGGCGACAACAGTAGGTAGAATTAATCTAGGGTTATCTGTCAATAAAAAGACATTCAATAATGAACTCAAGGGCATAGCTTCAAGTGCTGAAAAATCAACATCAAAAATATTTGGTTCATTGGGTTCAAAAATTGGGCTGGTTTTGGGCAGTGCGGCAATAATTTCATTCACAAAATCAGCACTCAAGATGGGCAGTGACTTGGCGGAGGTACAGAATGTAGTCGATACTGTGTTTAAGAACATGAGTGGCAGCGTGAATGCTTTTGCAAGCACTGCCATAGATACTTTAGGCATATCCGAGACTTTAGCCAAGAAATATATGGGTATTTTCGGTTCCATGTCCAAATCAATGGGCATGACCGAAAGTCAGGCTTTTGATATGGCTAAGGCAATAACAAGCCTGACCGGCGATGTTGCTTCTTTCTATAATTTGTCATCCGATGAAGCATACACTAAGCTCAAGTCTATTTGGACAGGTGAAACCGAAAGCTTGAAAGAACTTGGTGTTGTAATGACCCAAGTAAACCTGGATAATTTCGCTTTACAACAAGGCTTTGGGAAAACAACTAAAAACATGACTGAGCAAGAAAAGCTTGTGCTCAGGTACCAATATGTATTGTCTAAGCTATCTCATGTTCAAGGCGATTTTGCTAGGAACATTGATAGCTGGGCAAATCAGACTAGGGTATTATCTTTGAGATTTGACCAATTAAAAGCTACAATCGGACAGGGATTAATTAATCTTTTTACACCCATAGTGAAGATGATTAATACTGTACTTGCCAGACTTCAGGTATTGGCTGAAGCATTTCAAAGATTTACTGAAATGCTGACAGGCAAAAAATCCGAAGTAAAGGGCTTGGGTGCTATATCTGCAGAAGTATCTGATGCTGCGGCAGGATTGAATGAAGGAGCCGAAAACCTAGGAGATGGAGCTTCTAAAGCCGCAAAGAAAATACAGAAGGCTTTGGCAGGCTTCGATGAATTGAATGTTTTAGACTTATCCTCAGATTCAGATAGTGGCTCTAGTGGACTTGGTGCCGGAGTTGAAACAAATTTGCTTGGTGATATGGCAAGCGGTACAGAACAAGCAACACAAAGAATGACTTCGGCTTTAGATGAGTTAAGAACTAAAATAGATGAACTTATAGGCGACTTTAAAGCCGGATTTAGTGAGGCTTTTGGTGAGTCTAATGTCGAGTCTATTTTAGAGAGTGCTAAAAACATCAAAACCTCTGTAAAAGATATATTTACGAGCCCTGAAGTAACTAATGCGGCTGGTACTTGGGCTAATAGTGTATTAACATCTTTGGGCAAGGTTACAGGTTCTGTCGCTGGTATAGGGGCTACGATTGCTGAGCTCCTTGTCGGTAGCATAGATACTTATTTGGTTCAGAATACTGATTTCATACGCAGTAAGGTAGCATCGTTATTCAACATATCTGCAAAAAGGGCTGAGATTTTTGCAAATTTTTCAGAAGCTATTGCGGATATATTTACTGTGTTTCGCGGTCAGAAAGCCCAACAAATAGGCGCTGACATAGTTGCTATTTTTACGAATAGCGGCTTATCAATATTAGAATTGGGTTTGCAATACGGTAATGACTTTTTGAATTATTTAACTAAGCCGATTATAGAAAATAAGGACAAATTTAAAACAGCTCTTGAGAATACGCTCAATCCAGTCAGCACTATTGTAGGCGCGATTAAAACAAATTTGGATAATATTTTTCAATCTATTTGGATAGCGTACCAAACATGGGTTCAACCAGCTTGGGATAATATGGAGAAGCACGCTACAAGGGTATGGGGTGCTGTGCTTGATGCCTATAATAAGTATTTAGCCCCCACGCTGGATAACATAGCAAACAAACTTTCAAATTTAATGTCACAGCACGTTACACCGTTTGTCAAAAATGCTGTAAACCTGATTGGGAAAATAACTTATGAAATATCGAGATTCTGGAACTTTGTTTCGCCATTCGTGTCTTGGCTGATAGATAAGGCTATTGCAAGAGTAGCGAATGTGCTAGAAAGGGCTTGGAATATCGTTGAGTTTGTATTCAAGCAAGCTATAGCTGTAGCGAATGACGTTATTAATACAATTAGTGGCTTAGTAGATTTTATTGTAGGAATATTTACTCTTGATTGGGAACGTGCTTGGAACGGCATTAAAGAGATATTTGATTCCAAAATTCAGCTTATTAAAGACATTATAACCAATACTAAAGATTATATCCAAGAGCAATTTAAAACTGCGTTAAAAGGCGTAGAAGATTTAACTGGGATTAAATTCGAAGATATAAAAGCTGCCTTCAATCGTGGTTGGGAAAATGTTAAAAATATATTTACAGATGTGCCGGGATACTTTCACGATAAATTTACAGAAGCGTACGATGCGATTAAAAAAGTGTTCAGCCCATTTGAGGAATTCTTTAGGGGCTTAGGCAGTGCCATGAAGAACGCGATTAAGGGCGGAATAAACGGAGCAATTGATTTGTTTAATAAGTTCATAGGATGGATAAACGACCGTATGAAGTTCTCTTGGGACGGTTTGACCATTGCCGGCAAAAAAATCTTTGACGGTGGCAGCATCAAGCTTGTAGAGATTCAACCTATACAACCGCTTGCCAAGGGTGGTATCGTAAACGCTCCGACTCTAGCGATGATAGGTGAAGCGGGTAAAGAGGCTGTACTTCCTCTCGAGAATAACACTGGCTGGATGGATGTGTTAGCTCAGAAGGTGGCTGTTGCTGTTGCTGGCGCAATTGCAGGTCTTGGAAATAATAATACCAACATAGGCCCTATAGAGATAAAACTCGAAGAAATGACCCTTGGAAAAGCAGTTATAAAATCCGTAAATGCATATCAAAGGGCAATGGGCAAGACATTGTTGGAGGTATAGAACATGGAAATAAAAATAAATGGTATTGAGATACCTGTATACCCTACCACTTTCAACGTTACTGTAGCGGATTTGGATAATGGAGAAACAAGCGGACGTACAGCAGATGGAAGAATGTATAGGGATAGAATTGCGGTTAAACGTAAGCTTGAAATGAGTTTTGGTATGCTGAAATGGGAAGAACTATCAGCAATTTTGCAATTAGTGAAAAATGAATTTTTTGAAGTATATTACCCTGATACAGAGTCCGGACAATACGAGACCCGGACTTTCTATTGTGGCGACAGAACGGCGGGAATAGCAGTGTTGCAAGACAATGTGTATTACTGGAACGGCTTGAAATTGACATTGGTTGAAAGGTAGGTGGGTGAGGTGTACTCTGTTGGTTCGCTTTTTCAAAATCTTATCATACAGCCGTACAGGCGATTTGAGGTCCGTGCGCTTGTAAATGGAGTGGAATACGGTGCAGACAGTATTGTTGAATTCACCATAGACGAGGCGATTACCGAGAGTGACGACTTCTCAATAGGAAACGCGATACCTGCAAGACTTGATATTAGCTTTCGTACGACGGACAAATTTCCAGTGAATTCAGAAATAAGACCATTTTTGCGATTGAAAGGCTCAACGGCAGATACAGAGTGGTTACCGTTGGGCTTTTTTTATATCGACAGCAGAAAATTTGAGAATGATGTGTGGAAATTCACTTGCTACGACAAATTGATGCAAGCGAATCAGCCATGGAAGACAAACTTGATGCTGCCAGCGCCAATGCGTGACGTAATAGACGAAATTTGCGAACAATTGAACATTACTCTATGCCCAGATACTGTTATCAAGCATTACGAAGTACCACTTATGACGCATGATTTCACCATGAGACAAGTGATAGGCTATATAGCTGCTTGTCACGCTGCAAATGCAAGAATCAACAAAGACGGAGAATTGTGTTTTATAAAATGCAGAAAATTTTCGCAAAGTGGGGTGTTCTAAGATGGCAAACGGTTATTTTGGTGGCGGTAGTGGAACGGAGCAAGATCCTTTCCTCGTTGAAGACCACCTTGATTTGTGGGAAATTCGCAACAATTTGTCCGCTCATTTCAAACAGGTTTACAATATTGACTTGAATTCATTCAATGCAAATGGCGGTTGGACACCAATTGGAAATTCTTCAACTCCTTTTACGGGCACATATGATGGAAGCGGATTTGAAATAAGGAACTTGTGGGTTGCAAATAAGCAATATGCTAGTCTTTTCGGTGTAGTAAGTAATGCAAAAATAAAAAATATATTTTTGTTAAATACATTAATTGTTTCTTCTACATCATCTGATTATATGAGTGGACTAATTGCGTATGCAAAAAACATGGGAGAGGACAGCATTTATAACTGCCATATAAAAGGAATAATAAACGAATCTGTTCAAAATATATCCCACATTGGTGGTGTTGTTGGACTTTGCTATAACAGCAGAAGTAGTATCGCAATAAACAAATGTTCGTTCGAAGGAATCATCTATGGTGGCGCTAGTTCTTACTATGTAGGAGGAATCGTTGGGCAGTCTCAAACATCTATAAAAAGCTGTTACTCACTCGGAGAAATTAGGGCGACTACAGGAAGTCCTAGATATTTGGGCGGGCTAATAGGAGAATTAGATAGCGATTGTTCATGTTCATATAGTTATTCGCTTATGAAAATTGATGGCGGCACTGTAGCATCTTTTGTGGGTGGCTTGGTAGGAGATACTGATAGCGGCGCAACTATTCTAAATTGTTGGGCACGTGGGGATGTAAAAGGAAATGATTATGTAGGAGGACTTGTTGGACGTCTGTATTCCACATACAGCTCTGTAAGCAACTGTTATTCTGCTGGAAAAGTTGAAGGTGCTGAAGGATCAAGTAATGTCGGTGGTTTAGTAGGTATAGCATCAAAACCTGATAAAGTAATTAATTCGGTTTGGGATATAGAAACGTCAGGACAAGTAACATCGGCAGGTGGCATAGGAAAAACAACTGCGGAAATGAAAGACCCACAGACGTATATAGATTTAGGTTGGGCTATATAAAGGAGAGGTAACAATGGAGTGGTTGATTGATTCAAATGTGAACGATGGTTATCCCTATCTTGCCGACCTTGGCGAGCCGCAGAAGTTTGACAGGCTTAATCTGTTTGAAGAGCCTGCACCTTACCATTTGTGGGTAATAAGGGATAGACGAAACGATGGTTATCCCTATCTTGCCAACCTTGGTGAGCCGCAGAAGTTTGACAGGCTTAATCTGTTTGAAGAGCCTGCACCTTACCATTTGTGGGTAATAAGGGATAGACGAAACGATGGATACCCATTCCTCCATTTTCAGTTCTCGGTACCGGTAATAAGCCTGAAAGATTACATCAGCCTTGAACAAGCCAACCAAAAGAAAGTGATAACAAAAATAGTTTCAACATATTCTTTTGATGGCGATGAAGTCCGCTACGAAAGAGGCGAAGGGGACGAATACAGCACCCTTAAAATCGAGAATCCATTTATGACGCAGGACATTATCAATGACTTGTATCAAGAACTATACGCATTCGAGTATGTGCCGTACAGCATGAATTGGCGTTGTTGGCCGTACCTAGAGCCGGGTGACCAGGTTATCATTGAGACGAAAAAGGGCGAGCTTTTGCGGACGTATATTTTGCAGAACAAAATCGTTTTCAAAGGCGGCTTGAAGGCTGATACCAAAGCACCTGCAAAAAGCCCGCAGGAATCTGAGTTTGCCCACAAAGGCACTCTGACACAAAAGATAGAGTATATTGACAAAACAAAGCTGACGGAAGGCAAGAGTTATTACGGAGTTCGTACTTCAAGAGATTTTGGCTTAAAAATTAAACGAGAAGACGGATTATCCGAAGTAACATTGAATTCTGATGTATTAGAGTTTTGTGCAAATGGTGAAAAGAAGTTATATTTTGATGTGCAAGAAGCACTGTACAAGTTCACAGGCAAAATAATAGCTTCGATGTTTGAGGGCGGGACAATCAACATCGGCAATGGCACGTTCGAAGTCGAGGAAAATGGTAAGGTCACTATGAAGAGTGGTGATATAGTCATCACAAGGCAGGACGGGAAAGCAAGGGTTGTTATATCCGAAGCTTCGGGCATGAGATTTCAAAAACTTAACGAAACTACGCAAGAATGGGAAGACACAATAGCACTTGATGCAAACGGCGAAGGTGTGATTATTGGTGGAACGATTAAAACTGCAAAAGATGGTGCAAGAATAGAAATCAGTAACAACCAAATAAGAAGCTATAACGATTCCGGAAAGTTGCATGGACTATCAACGAATAACAGTATAAATCGGTTTGGAGACTGGGAATTTTACGATGATGATACCCGTGTTTTTGTTGTTTATAATAAAACTTTAAAGCAAGGCGTAACATTAATGGCCGTTAATGGAGCAAGTCTAAATATTGGTTCTGCCGGTGACGTTCTTGTTCTTGAAGGATATATAAACCTGAATGGAACAATAAAAATCAATGGGAATACCATATCCTCCTTTGAATCAAAAACAGCAGGAGATACATTTGGCCAGACAGAAAAAGAAATGCTCCAAGAGACTCACGATAAATTGAAAGAGCTTCTCGATGCTATTAATGGCAACTAATCAAAAAATATGATATGATAATAGTGAAAATAATAAAAAATCAAGGGAGGAATGGATATGAAAAAGTTTGTATTGGGTTTTGCTTTAGGTCTTATAACAAGTATGGCCGTTGGCGTTTTTGCCGCAAATACAGATATTTTTACGGCTCAAAAGGCAACATTTGACATATACGTTGAAGGTGAAAAATTCGAGTCTGAAAATCCGCCGCTTGTAGTTGAGGGAAGGACGTATTTGCCCCTGCGGACAACTGGTGAAGCCCTGGGGGTGAAAGTTAATTGGAACGAATCCCTGAGGAGAGTTGAGATAGAAAAAAATAAAGAGGGTGATGAAGAAATGCTCAAAGAAGAAACGAAGCAAACAGGAACAACAAAGGATACTTCAAAATCAGGAGAAATTTTTAAAGAATTCGTGCAATCAGGTGTTGAATATATAAAAGAGGTAAATGGAGAATTATATGTAACAGTAAATGCATTAGGTGGAAACTATATACACAGAGAAGGGGACAATTGGTATATTTCTATTCCGGGAAGAGAATCTTTATTAGCCAAAGTAAATAATAGGTTGACGGAACATTTGATTGAAGACAGAGGATATGCACTTGTCAAATTGTCATCGATAGGTCTTGAAGCCGAAATAAACGGCGACACAGTAATTCTCAGATACAAATAACCAACATCACAACCAAGAGCCGCAAGGCTCTATTTTTTATGTTCAAAATTGGAGGTGTGAGGATGACGTACAATTTGAATGGCGAACTGTATGTTGAATCAAAAGAAGCCGCAAAGATGCTCTTCGAAAAATTGGCGAGTATTGCGGATGAAACGTTGTCAGACAAAAGAGACAACATATATATTGTGAGAAACTCTAAAAATGTGACAATTGCATTTGATTTGCGATTTGGCAAAAAAGAGCAAAGGGATGAAATCCGCAACTGGTTGACCGAAAAGCATGAATACGCTGCAAAAGGCATAATCCAGGAGCATACCTGCAACGATGATGAAGGTTTGCCATGTTCAAACTTTGTTGAGGTATTGAAGTGGGGTGATTGGGATGATGAATAATACACCGCCACCAGGGGCGAGGCTGTACTATGATTTTACAACGGACCCGTTTTGTCAAAAGGCACTTGATAGAAGCATGATAAATATACCTTTTGACAATTTGCTTACAAATTCACAGTTTGTGGACAGCGATGGAAACGGGATACCTGATAATTGGTCTGCTTATAATCCACCAGGGATTGTGGCTGATTATTCGTTGGAAAATGAATATGCCAAAATCGAACTAACTGAGAGCACGACCGCGTCGACTGGTCCGCAATTATCACAAAATATAACTAATATTGCTCCCGGTCAGGTGTTT